CTGCTTCGTATATAGCTAAATCTCCCACATTCCTTCCTTCCAGAACATCTTCCCACTGCCTTTTCACAGCTCGATTGCGGGGAACGCGCTGTAAAATATATTCCATTTGGTCAGAGGTAAGCGTTGAAAGAAACTCCGCGCCTTGGGTAATTTTTCTCACTATATGAGGAATCACCCAATCGTTGATTATTTCCTCTAAAAATTTATCAAACTTTCCTGCGGTTCGTTCGTGGGGTTTTTTGCCTTCAAATATTACTCGTTCTTGTAGACGGAATGGAGTGCCAGCCGCAGGCGACTTACCCAATAACGGGTCGGTTACTCCCGCGAGCTTTTGGGCGTGGTTCTCTAGTTCAATAACTCTTTGCTCAAATAGCTTGATATTTACCGCAGGCGGTTCTATCCTTCGCAGTCCGTATCTTGATTCACGGTCTATGACGGTTACCTCATCATTTTCAAGGTCTTTTATCTTATTGCGGTTTGCATAAGCGGGATCGTCTGTGAAAATAACCGATTTAGAGGATGATTTAAGGAGGTTATTTTTATGGATCTCTGCAAAGTTTGCCCATATCTGCGGGTCAAGCAACGCTTCAACCCCTCCCCAGCCCACCGCGCGGCCACGAATCTTTTTAGGCGAGTGGGATTTCAGGACACTTTCCTTTTCTGGTGCTTTGTAAAGTGTTACACCTTGTTTCATGTTCTTTTCATCCCAGTAAAAAGCAACTACTTGAACCTGATTTACTAAGGTGCCCATATCAAATCCTTTCAGATACGCGGAAGGTAATGTCCCTCGGACTACATAGACCTCTATGCTTTTTCCAGTAACTCTGTTTTGGTTTCCTACATTTGTGTTATCTGCGGGGTCTTTCTCTTGTGCAGCAAGGAATACAAGGTCGTCAATCGTTATATCTGCACCCCTTTTAATATCCCCCCATCCCCATTTGGCTTTTAATTTAAGGGCCTCGGGGGAGTAATTGAACTTGAATCCTATCGGGCCTCCCAAAATATCCGTCTGGTCGCAAAACGCGATGGTCTGTAAAGGTATCACCTCCGGCACCGCGTCCGCGCCCTTTTTTACAAGACACCCGCCGTAATCAACCTTCTCCTCAATAGCGTCGTCCAAGAAGTCATCAAGATTGTTTTCAATCGTAAACACATCATCCCAGTACTTTTTGATAAGAAACGAAAGATGCTGTTGTTCTGGGTCTTCGGTTTCAAAGATTATATCTTTTACATCCCTGTCTTCCGCGGAGTATCTGAACTCTAAAATCGGAAGGATGATGTTGTTGTAGGGCTGTTTAACCTGGGGGTCGTTGGATGACTTCAAATACTTTCCCCATTTCATGTGAAAAGAAAGGGATAGGTGATTTGCCATATTCCAAAACCAATTTTCTCCCAGGGCTATTTCGCGGGATTGGTAGATTGTTTCTTCTTGTTCTATATACCGAAATATGTTTTCAGGGAATAACATTACCGTAAAGCTCGTAATTAGTTGTCATTTTTTATTTTCTTGAAGGAACTCGGTGCGGGGTTTATAAATTGCGCTCCCCGCACCTAATCCCCACAAGAATTGAATTAGGTATTACTATTAACTAAATAGTAAGTTTATTGTCTGCTAGCTGTTCGAATCATTAATATCGAATACCAATTCCTTGTGTGCCGTTGGGGTCAAATGCCCAATGTCCACCCGGGTGTGGTACGCAATACCTGACTGGATGCCGCCGCCACCGCTTTGTGGGTCAGCTCCGACTCCGGGGAACTTGTGCATCTTGCCGAAAGTTCCCTTGAGAATCCCAAGCCGTTCGATTTTTCTGATGCCCCCCATCGCGTGGTCGTCCGTGTTTTGATTCGAGACATACCACGTTACGCCGAGATAATGAACCTGCGGAGCAAGGCCTTTTTTAAGAGCCGCGTCTGCTGATTCGAAACCATTCAACTTTGTTACTGCACTGCTTAATTGAGGATTTTACTTCTTTTCTGTTGATTTTCCCTAGCCCAGAGGGGCTGGACGTTTGAGTAATGAAAGGCTCTTTTTTGTTCATCAGGTTTTGTAAGATCAAAACTTGATAGTGGAAATATGTGGTCGACGTGCCATTTGCCGTAATTCTCCCACGTCATTCCTTCTTTGAACTGCCTTTCGAGATATTTCTGTAACTCTGGTATAGTAGTTCCAATCAACTCCCTTATTCTTTTAGATTTAACAGAATCCTGCCTGACGAGAGCATTTATTATCCTACTTCTCAAATTTTTTCCTATCTTTCTTTGTGGTTTTCTGTCTGCCTCGAGTATTTTTTCTTTACACCTTTTTCTATACTCTTTGGCGTGCTTCAATCTTTGTTCTCGGTGTTTCCAGTAGTTTTGGCTTGACCTTTTTCTGCCTTCTTCAGGATGTTCCGCATACCACTTTTTTACTTGCTCTCTATGAGAGGCCGAGTATTTAGGATTATTCTTTCTCCACTTTTTCAAGTAAGCATTGTGGTATTCTCTATACTTTCTATAGCCCTCATCTTGATTCTCTTTTTGTTGTTTATTCATACTCTTATTTTAGCATAAGCAAACAATTTCCTCAATTAAGTTTTCAATGTGCGGGACGATCATTTCTGTCGTCCTCCGTGGTTTCACTTTGTTATAGCCACGGTTCAGACTATTACATACGAGTTTTACTCGTCCCCTCCGTTTAGTCGTTGTAGCCCCTCTTTCGAGGTTGCTAGGCGTTATCTTCTTCAAGACTTTCGCCGTATATTAGGTGGGGTTTATCCAGGCCTAATGGTTTTTTTCAAGCCTGCGCAAAAGCTTCAACAAACGCAAAAGAAATCGGGTCAAGAACTATCCCAATACCGTTCGTTTGGAGAAACTCCTGGCCGTTTTGCTCCCTGACGATTTGCCGCGTAAGGCGAGCAAGGTCGTCTACGTTGGAAGCCGAGACAGCTCCTGCGGTAGAGTTATTGTCAGTCCACGTACCTGCAACCAAGCCGATATCTCTCCAGCTTCCGTACCGCGCGAGAACCGCGTTCTCGATGTATTCTCCCAATCGGGCGCCAGCTCTTGAGTAGATTTGCTCCTCCGTAGTCCACGGGGACTGCAAAAGGTCAGCAAAGTCAAAGTAGGTCGTAACATGACGGCCTGTTGAAATTGCAAGAGTCTCTGCGGTCTGTGCTACATCGGTTGGATTGAACGATGTGCCTCTGGTAAGAGCTGCAGCGGCGGCCCAGCCTCCGGTGGTGGAAATATAGCTCGAAGAAATAACCCCCGTGTTGGTCATCTCTACATTGCACATTTCCCTCCAGTTTTGGGGTTCATCAAGCCGTCTCTGCATTACCCGCTCGAATAGGGTTTCTACTGTAATTGTATTAGCCACGTCTGTAACTTAGTTTTCAATACCAGACAAATGGCTATTAACGACCTATTGATCGTGGAAACTTAATTTTCCGTGGGAAGCGCCGGGTTCGTTCTTGCCGAGTTCTGCCACGATTTTCGGATAAAGTTCCTTGGGAGTTTCTTCGGGAAAACTTAATTTCCCGTCCGCTCCTTTTGTTGCTTTAGCTATCCAAAACTCGGGAGTGCTTTTCGCACCTGACTCGCCTGTACCTTCTCGAATATCAGAGGTGGCCCTTTGATTTGCTTTGGCAGTTTTCAAGTCCTCAAGTTCTTTCTTGAAGATTGAATTGCCTACAATATCATCTGCTTCACGACCCGTGTCTTTCTTCCACTTGTTAAAAAGCTCCACTTCATCCACCTCGGTAATGCCTACTACTTGCAGAGCCATTTTATCGAGGCGTTCTAATAGCTTATCGTCTGGTTTTACGCTTTCTGGTTGCACGTTTTTTAATTCGAGTTGGGCTTTAAGTCCTGCAATCTCGGTTTCATACTTATCCTTTTGGGATTTGCGTGAATCACGAGCGCGGCCAATTTTATTTTCCAGCTCTTTTGAGCGTGCTTCCCAGTCGGTTGTGTCGTTTGAGGGTTCAATATCCTCATCCAACACATCCTTTTCACTTTCATGTTGCATAGTAGTGAGAACTGCTTTCACTTCTGCTGAAATGAGAACCGTTCAATTTAAGAATAATTGAGAACTTTCACTTTTGATGGGGCGTGAGAACCCATTTATTTCCAGATTTCAACGCTGTAATTGCCTGAAAACGTATTGTTAGTGTTAGTCAGGCCCTTTGCTCCCAGATTGAACCCTCCGACTGTCGTACCGGTCGCTATCGCCACGAAATAATCGTTCGGCCCTAATGTGATTCGCGTCTGGGTGGTGGAAGTGGCTGTATTGTCTCCACCGCTTCCGGCAATCACGAATCCCGTTGATGTCGCAATTTCTTGACGAACAAGATTAAGATAGCTATTGACACCAGCCGTCATCAAGTTCGTTGTTAATTGAGCGCTTGGAGTTGAAGATGTGCCGAATGAAAGCATTATCGAAGTGGTGCCGTTGGTACCATAGACATTCACCAAGACAGCCGTAGATGTGGCGTTAAAGGGATTTTGGATGGACAAAACAGTCGTGGTCGCGTCCGTAAATGCGCCATTGTAAAATGCCCTGCAAACGCCATTCATACACTCAATTGGATTAAACCTATCCGGGCCGGGGCTTGCGCCAAGCCGTTCTACGATCCTTTCTACCACCGATGGCACAGGATACGAAACCCCAAGCCATCCGACAATAAGAACTAGCGCAACCAATCCGACAATTTGTAAGTTTTTATTCATGTTACTTGCGTTTTGATTGTTTGGGTTTTCGACCTTTAGTCTCTTTCTCCCTGACAGGAGATGCTTCCGTTGCTTCAATTTTATCTTTTAACGATGATCTTCTGAATTTTTTTAAGCTCATAAATTTTAATGAGTTGTTAAGACATGAACCGTTGAAGTTGTGATATCAACCCCGATTGTTCCCACGAATCCGCAACCATAAAGCCCGCCATCATATACGACGGTGGTGGATGCGGCTTGCAGAGTGCCAATTGAACTACTAATTTGGCTAGTTGAGGTGGCAGTTGAAGTCGCTGACTCTCCGCCGAAAGAAAGACGAATCGCCGTAGCCGCCGTTGAAACGATACGTGCCGCGCAATTAGGTCGCGCCGTCGTCAGCACTTGAACGTAATTCGGCCCAACGTCTAAAGTTGATGAAGTAGCATACCTCGCCGGCAGCCCCGAAGGAGCCGAGCCATAGGTTGTCCGAAATGTCGAAGCAACCCAAAAAGCAAGAACCCCGATTGCTAGGACTGCGATGATTTGCCACCTTAATTCTAAGTTTTTTATCATAGTTTTGTTTAGGTTACTTCGACCTTTTATCAAATCAAATTCCCGACCCTCTCATCTACCGAATTATCGGGCTGGATATTTTCTAAATCTTTGAAAGAATCCTTGATTACATCTAACGCGATTCTTTCCGCCGCTAACGCTTGGACATCGGGGGGAATAGTGCCCTTCATTGCGTTATTCACAAAAAGTTTCTTGAGGGCGAAAACCGCCGCCTTATCCAATACCAGCTTCTGCAATCGTAATCGTTCTTCGTTTGTCAAGGGAAACATTAAATTCCTATGAGTTCGGTAACTTTTTTAATCGCAATCTCTTTCATCGTCGGGCCTACTTCAGAAAATAACCTATGAGCATAAATACCGTTAAGGATTCTTTCTTTTGTTTGGTCTCCTTTCTTGACGGTTAAAACGCACATGGCTTTGGCGCCATTGCCAATCTTAATTTTTCCCAGTGCTTCCGCAAGAGTGTTCCCTTCGGATTTGAATACTCTCCCCACTGATTTAAGGGTGAGTTCGTACAGAGCAACCTTTTTGATTGTTCGTTCTTTAGGCATAAAAAATAAGGGCACAGTCTGTCTTTCGACTTCATGCGTCCCTCTGCGTGAATGAGGCCGTTCGCTCGGCTTTACGTGCTTAGAGGTATTTGCTCAATAATACTACTTTGCGTTTTTCTGTCAAATCTGTGGATAACTGACACGTCGGCTATAACGCCATTTTGGTCTTTATTAAATTCTATCTTGCCCCTCTGCTTGTCGAAGGCCCCTCGTTCCAATAAAAAAACAAAGTTAGAATAATGTTCTTGAAAGAGCTTAAACTTCTCTGCGTCAGAATCAGAC